TTGTTTGTTGTTCATGGTTTTCTCGGTTAGGCAGCTTGCTTCAACAGTTCTAACTGATATCCAGTGACGATCTTTTCGAAGGCGATCAGGTCTTGTTCGAGTGCAGCTATGTATTCTTCGTCTCGCTCGACGCGTCGCCAGTAAAGCTGCTTGCCGACAGATTCAAGTGCAGGGCAGTACAGCGCAAAATGCCACCACTTCCGGTTAGTTATCCACATGCAACCTTGAATCTGGTCGATGTATTCGCTGATGTCCTTATTTAGTATCACCGTTCGGATAGTCTCGGGAGAGATCAGGCACTTGTATTCGCTGCCGCCGTCATCATCGATCAGGCCATCAGCACTGGCACCGAACAGACCATCATCGGTAATGACAAATCCTGCTCGCTTTACAAATAGTCCAGTAGCAATCTCATGTTCCATGCGCGCAGTTGGCTCTAATTCATGCCCCCGACGCATGGCGTACGTCTCGAATCCTTCATCCAGCGGGACGCCGCTGATACGCTCTACAGCTAAGCGGAAGGCGTAATTCAGCGCCTTATCAGACGGGTAGCCAACTGGTTCACCTGCTATTGCACGCTGCACGCTCGATGCCGATGGTTTAGTTTTGTAACCGGCAATCTTCATTGCGTCTGCCTCTGTCTTTCCGGCTTTGATCGCTTCGACGTATGCAGACTGTTTATCGTCCAGCAAACCCACTTTCTCACGTGCCACTTTGAACATCGATGCCGTGATGCATCCAGCGCGTGCCTGATGCCACTCTGGCGATCCCTGATCGCATTCGATAACCTTCATTACTCTTCTCCCTCGCGCCGCATCTTCTCTTCAAAGTCAGCTTGGAATTCGGCAGCTTGATTGTCGACCGGAGGCATGTCGACAGTGCGTGACTCGTCCTGCTTCAGGCGCTCGCCACGTTCGCCCACGACGCCCTTGAACGTGTCGTACGCACGCTGATCGCGGTAGGGTTTGATGATGGCAAGACCTTCCTGCCAAACTCGTGTGAGGGCATCGGCGGTCGTGCAGGCAGCGGCCTTGTTCGTCCATGCAGTCAGCACCTCGGACGGGCACACATCGATGACTTCGCCTTTGAAGTCGATGCCCGTGCCGCCTTCCGTATCCATGTGATGGATCGCGTTATCAAGGCGCTCGGTCTTCGGCCAGGTCTTGTATGCGCGGCGGATGATCGTCTTCTTCGCCATTTCGTTGAAGTCGGTCGCCCATGGGCCGCCGCCTTTCTTACCACTCTCGGACCGCGCCTTGATCTTCATCACATCAGCGATCGGCATCGTGTCCGTCAGATAGTCACCAGAGTGCATCTTGACGACGACGTACACACCGACCACGTTACCGCGCTCAGTACTGAACGGGTCATGATCATGGCGAGGCGGCTTGTCGAAGCCATTCAGCGAGAAACTGTCGTTCGCATAGACGACTTCAGCTTTACCCCACTGGATTGAGCCCGACGAAATAGCGATATCGAGCATGCCCATGTAGCTGATATCGAGGCAAATCTTCCCGCCGCGCGGCACGAGGTACGCTTGCTTGCGCGCCGGATTCAAACTGATGCCGATCGCTGACACGTTCTCGATTGCTGCGCGCATCGACGCCGGGTCTTTCATCGCCGTGGAAAGCAGAAAATCGTTGCCTTCCAGGATTTGCATCGCAAAGGCGGCTTCGCGTTCAAAGTTGATCGAGTTGTCGATAGTGACGCGTTCGAACTGTTCCCGAACGCCATACACGATGTTGCTGACGGCGACGATGTTGGATTTGTTTGCCATGGTTATTTCAAAAGTGCGCCGGATGCACGGCATTAAGGATGGCGAGGGTTAGCAGCATCGCCACCGCGCCCGCCACAAACGAGCCCCAGTGAATGCGGCGGCGCGGGGCAGTGCGCTCTATTTCATAGTTCGGCGTCATTCGTCGGCCTCATCTTCTTGTTCTTCATCCTCAAGCACTTCGCCGCGCTGACAATTCGTGCCTCCGCAGTGCGGGCACTCGGTGTGCGTGAGATTCGATATCGAGCCCATCCAACGAATTCCGGTCTGTCCGCAGCGATCGCAGATCATGGTCATGTCACTCACCCCGCACCCGCTGCAACAGCGCAAAGAGTTCGGCGCGCTCGGCACGCTGCGCATCGGTCGGATCGTCGAGGAATTCGAGTTCGGCGAGTCGACGGGCGCAGGCGGCGTAAAGGTCTGGTGCGCAGGAAATCAGGCTAAAATTTGCGCCTTGCATAACGCTCAGAAAGGATGTATGCCGCGAGATTTCGAGATGGCATACCTCTAACTCTGTTACGCCTCCGACAATGTGGGTCGGATAGACACTTCCATCATCCAAAATCTCTCGCGGCACCACTTTCCAAGGTGCAGGCGTAAATTTCGTCTCACTCATCAAACCTCTCCACACAAGCGGTGCCGCAAACGACGCACTCTGCATCAACGATCGGCCCGCATACTGTCAAATGCTCGACACGCTCAAACCGACGGTCATCTTCGCAGCACGGGCACCAAGCAAGCTCAGGGTCAACGTAGTACCGCGCGTGATCCTCTGGGGCGTAGTCGAAGCGGAACATTTCAGGCTCTCGTCTTTTGTTCAGACATCAGCACGTAGCGCCCGTACAGATCGCCAAATGCCGAAAGAAGTTTGATTCGGTTAGTCGCGTCCGCAGCCCGGTATGCGGCAGCCATTACCTTAGTAAAGGTCCCCCCAAGTTTTTCCATCAAAACCAAGGATTCTTCTGTCGGCGTCATGAAAACACCTTCAAAACAGGAGATTGATGGGGATCCGCATCTGCTATCTCATTTACCCGGCGACGCAAAGCAGCGGCACGGCCAGCAGCGACGCACTCGCGTTGAAACTCGGCAATCTCTTGCTCGCCACGCGTCACGACGTTTTCAGGCTTCGGCGCTGATGGCTCGACGATGTAGACGTAGCGCTGCTGCGTTGGCTTGGGTGTGTGGCTGCTCATATCTGGAACACTCCGCGGAACACGCATACCGGCCACAGCAGAACCACAGCGAACGTCCCGAGCTTCGAGAACTGCTTTTCAGGGTTCTGGTCTTTTGTTTTCGCCATGAGAAACGCGCCGGCTGCGCAATAAAGGAGGGCGATAATTAGGGCGTTCATCGTGTCGTCCCCGTGGAGCCCGTTGATCCAGTGGTCGCGCTGCCCGTGGTTCCGGTCGCGCCTGTCGAGCCGCAAAGGAACGTGCATGGCGGCAGCACTGAAGTGCCGTTAAATCCGGTTGCGGCGAACGGCGCAGGGTCAGCCGTTCCGCAGGCTGAAACGATGGGGATGGCAATAGCCATCGCTGCCAAAAAGACAGGGAAGTTTTCCATTTGGTGTTCCTGCTATTTGTATGGGCGACAACAAGCGCCAAAGGGCCGACTCGCGACGCTTGGGTGCTTGTTGTTGAGGGGGGTAAAGGCTGTACAGCGAAACTGCGTATGGGAGCGCGGGGAGGGCTGTTTATACGTTGGTTATAAAATTCGCAAGTCTCTAGCGAACGGATGCATGTGCGCGCCGCCGCCCAAGTGGACGCGCACGCGCAATACGTTATTTACGTTTCCACGCTCTCCATGCCACTTCGGCGCAGTTACCGGTTTGGGTCCAATTACAACGCCGCGCAATACCACGCCGTTACTACGAGTCCATTCTACGGTTTGCATTTTCTTGGGCATCGCGCGATATGCTTTGCGACGTTGACGTGCGTTCATTTCCATCCCCTGCTCGTGCGTTGATCAATCTCGCGTCTTCCGACGCAAATCCATGTATGCGATGCCGAGAATGACGAGGGCGATACCCTCAGTGATCACGACGCCTTCTAAAATCCAAGTGAGCATGGTGTCTCGTGTGCCCGATGGGTGGTTAGGCGGTCGGCTCGCAGCCAATGAACTCGCGCTCAGTCACGTCCGTTTGAATGGCTTCCCCCTGTCCATCCAAAAGCAACGCCTCCGCTTTTTCTTGAGCTTTTGCTTCGGTTGTTGCCATTACGACAATGGTGTGGCGCACGACTTCTTCTATAACAACGGCGAATTTCTTCATCCCATTCCCTTTAATGCGTTGATAGCTGTTTATAAACTACGCAGTACTTAGCGATAACGTGTCTCGCACGTCATTGATAAATGCTGCTCTGCCGCGTTCTGCGCTAATCCCGATCAGATCGGCTCGCAGTAACGCGACAGGGTGTATCAATTCCGCTCAGGTTCTATACACGACCCATCGTGCAGGCCCTGCGGAATAGCCTCTGGTCTTCTTTCTCGGGAGTAGAGGGTTGCGTCCCACGCGTTTTGCCTACGCGTTACCGGATTCACACCGGCTATATCGCTTCTGTCAGGGTTAATGAGCGGCCGGTGAGTCTGGCGGGCTGGCGTCGGGGCTGGCTTGAGGTGAAGATTACCAATACGGTAATTGTGTGTCAAACCTTTTTGGTAACTATTTTATTGCGGTCGCACTTTTGTTTGTCCGTGCGCGCTATTGCGGTAGTCCCGCCTCGCCCCAAACGCCGTAACACCAAGAAAGCGGCTCAGGCCCGGCAAAGCTCAAAACCGCTTTAGAAAGGGAGACGAAAGATTTAGGCAGGCTTTCCCGCGAAACAGGATTCAAAACGGCGTTTGCTTTTTTGTAACGTTCAGTGCTAAATTGCAAGCATACACATCGGAGTGCTTGCAATGAGTGGTGAAGTGACAGGGAAAGCAAAGGGCGGAAAAGCGCGGGCAGCGTCGCTTTCCCCAGAAAAACGTTCTGAGATCGCCAAAAAAGCGGCTAATGCACGCCACCACGGCTCAGGCGCAAATGCTATTCCGACTGCGACCCACAAAGGCGTATTAAAAATTGCTGACATAGACATTCAGTGCTTTGTCTTGGATGACGGTCGTCGTGTTATATCCGGGCGAGGGATGACGGCAGCGATTGGAATGAAAGGCCGTGGCCAAGGGGTTGCTCGAATAGAGGGCATGAAAGCGGTAAAGGCTAGCAAAAACAGTAACCTACCAATGGCCATCGAAAATCCCATTCAGTTCCTTGGTGGTAGTCCACGCGTCGGCGAAACAAGTGATGGATTTGAGGCAACGGTTTTACAAGATTTATGTGAGGCGCTCCTCGAAGCAAGGGATTCGGGCTTGCTTACTACTGAACACGAGGCTCGCTACGCTCAGTTTGCGGACATGCTGATTCGTGCATTCGCGCGCGTCGGCATAGTCGCGTTAGTTGACGAAGCCACAGGGTTCCAAGGTGTTCGCCCGAAAGACGCACTTCAGCAGTATCTGGAGATGCTGGTCCGGAAAGAGTTGGCTGTTTGGGCGAAGAAGTTTCCAGATGAGTTTTACGAGAATATATACAGGCTCAAGGGGTGGATCTGGCCAGGGATGAAAAAAAATCGTTACAGCGTGGTCGCACATTACACGCGAGATTTGGTGTATGAGCGAATGGCTCCTGGTCTTCTACGTCAGTTGGAGGAGAAAAGCCCAAAAGATGAGGTTGGCCATCGGACAAATAAGCTTCATCAGTGGCTAACTGGAGATATTGGCGATCCCATGCTGGCGAGTCATATGCAGTCTCTCTTGACTCTACAGCGGCTAGCCATCGCAAACGGCTGGGGCTGGGTAAAATTTATGAATATGGTCAATCAAGTGATGAAGAAGAAAGGCGACACGCTAGACTTGCCGTTCGGTGACGAGAAGATCATGTAACCGTACCTGTGAGCGAATGGATTGAGTTTGGTTATGCTTGGCAGTCATTTGATACCGTTTTCGAAACGGAGACGAAAGGTGCGGTAAACGGTAATATTGCGCACGCAAATAGTTGGACGGAAAACCGTGCACCGGGGAGCGCGGGCCTACTACAGAGCAGCCGTGCAGAGTAAAATAACGGGCATGAGCAATCACGAAAAATTCCACGTTGTCTATGACGGTCCCGCGCTGGCCGAGCACCGTATGGACGTTCGCGACCTAGCGCCGGCTTTGATCGCCATCGCCGACTTATTCACCGCGGCAAATAGGGAGGTGAATGGTGACAAGGCCGACGTGAATGTTGAGGTTCATGCAAGCTTTAAGGCCGGATCGTTCGGCATCGATTTGGTAGCTGCGCAACAGATTGTTGCGCAGATTCGAGACATGTTCGCCGGCAACACGGCCACAGCCATATGCAACGCGAGCGGGATCTTAGGCTTGGTAACGGGGGGCGGTGTCGGTTTGATCTCTCTTCTTCGTCGGCTCGGCGGGAAGAAGCCTGTAAAGATTGAGCAGGTTGGTGATGTCGCTCGCGTCTGGATTACAGAAACCGAGTCACTTGATGTAGAGCTAGGCGTCCTGAAGCTATATCGTAGCAAGACGGTTCGACTGAGCCTTGAGAAGACTCTTGAGCCGCTAGAGAGAGAGGGAATTACCGACTTTGGCATCGTTCGCGGCCATGAGGTGGTACTGGATATCAAGGCCGAGGAATTACCACTATTCCGAGCTTCAATTGATTCGGAAGAGGTGGTATCCGAGGCGACCACTAGGAAGCTTCTTCAAATCGAGTCAGTTGCCTTCAAAGACGGAAATAAATGGCGCGTGCATGATGGTGCGAGCCAGTTTTACGCAACCGTTGAAGACGCTGATTTTCTAGCGAGGATTGACGCAGGGGAGCGATTTGGAAAGGGGGATGTACTGATAGTTGATCTTCGTCAGACCCAAACTGTTGTAGGTGCCAAGCTCGCGAATGACTTTGCAATCGTAAAAGTTATCGAGCATCGGGAGCCGTTGCAGGATTCGTTGCTATAGACGGCCTTTCTGTTTTGGCGGGGGGCTGATCGGTTAAGTTGGCGCAGTCTAGTGCCGGTGCCAGAAAGCAGAACGCCCGCGTGAGCGGGCGGGGTTTACATATGTTGAGGCGGGAAAGGCAATGTTTGGCCGGAGCCTAGCCTATGCGCGGTCTATCTCGCTTTGGATAACGATTTACTTATTTCGATCTGGATTTTTGGGTTTTTTTTCGTGCCGGAGGCGGTTTCTCGGGCAGATTTTTTGTTTCCGCGTTGGGGCGTCTAGCTATCGTGCGTATGACAGCGAGAATAGGAACTCCAACTAGCGCTACAGAAGCCTCCCATGGTCCATTTGAACGAGCGACATAAGCCGCGCAGATAATTGCCAATGCGCACAGTGCCGCACCCAGGAATTGACCGCGCTTTGCGTCGGCATTCTCGTAGTCGAGAATCTGCTTGGTCTGCGCTAGCCTTTGCTCTTGCTCCTGCTCAACCATTTTCATGATCCGATCTGCGCCGTTCGGTATCACTTGGTTGAAGTGCTGCATTGCGCCGGGAGGAGGCAAGGGGCCCGACCATGTCATAGACATAGGGCCAAGCTCAAGGCCGGGAAACTGGGATGAATTAGATTGATGCTTAGTCGCCTGCGAAGGCGTGGCGTCGACCGTTTGGTTGCTTGATTCTTTCTTGGGAAGATTTCTTTGGCTTACCGTCATGTTGCTTTTCGATCACGACACGGAAATCACCACCAACCGCGCGAACATCGCCCCTGATTCTTTCCAAATCGGTGCCGGTCGTGCGTGTATAGCGGGGCGTCTCAAACAGCTTTGCTGTAGCAGCCAATCCCGCCAAGACCCCGCCCACAAAACTGTCCTTTCGATTCGAGATCATCATATGCCCTCAAAAGTAAAGTGCGAACGAACCCATTGAATGGGATGAATGCAACTATTTTACCCGAGCCGCCCGGGCAGTCAAATACTCCCCGCGATATCGAAACAATTTCAGCTTACGCGCATTAATTGACCAGTCAAATTTCCCGCTAGAAATTGGGCTTTATTCCTGGTACTGTACATAAATACAGTTGTTTGATCGCCAAGCAGCCGAGTGGAGGGGCCATGGCGCAGGAAATAGAAAATCAACAAGCGCGCAGGTGTCGGCCAGGGAGCTAGGTGTTTCTATTGGTTAGTAATTGCTCGACCCGGCGCAGCAGGGCGCCGGTATTAGAAGCCTAGTGCTTCCGCATCAATGCGTGATGTTTTTCGAGGCGGGTGGCGTAGGCAGCGAAGCCGGTGCCGCGTAGGTTGCTGGGACGTTTATGATAACTGGCGCAGTGGTAAGCGTTGCCTGCGCAGGCGGCGCGCTCGGCTTACTGGCGTTCCAAATGATGAATAGCAAGCCAAAAGCGGCGACGCCCAATGTGCCGAACATCGTAATCGTCGCGCCATGATTCCAGCGGGACCAGGATTGAATCGACCGCTCAATCTTCACTTGGGTGTCCGCCATTTTAGCCTGCGAGCCAGACATGGAAGCCCGTAGGGTCTGAAATTCGAGGCGCATCTCGTTGAAGCCATTCTTCATCTCGTTACGAAGGTCGGACGTAGACACGGCCATGCATCGGTCATCCCGCTTGGCTGTCACCTCGTCAACCCCCATTATATTGCGACGCACAAAATCCCCCGATTCATTTTCTTCGATATCTTCGATGCTCGACCATCACTCCGATAATTGTAAGCTGCTCGGTGTCGCTACGTAAAGTCGGGTAGTCGTCATTCAGCGGAGCAAGCTCAAACACCTCTTGGCCTGTAACGCTAGTGCCGCGCGGTCGGTACTTCTTGAAGGTGGCCTCTTCATCCCCGTTTTTCGCCACAACGAAATCGCCAGGGCGCGGCTGCAACGCTGGATCGAATAGGGCCCGGTCGCCCTCATTGAACTCCGGCGTCATCGAATCGCCGCGAATTACAAGACCAAAGGCGTTTTCCGACAGGTCTAGATCCGTCATCAAATACTCGAACACATCGCCCGTCGAGAAAGGGCTACGCATCTCCGTCATCTGGCCGGCCTGGACATAGCTCAAGACCGGGATGCGCCGAGTGTCCGGTGGCGCGGAAATGACGTTTTGGTCAAACGGCTGGGGAGATCGCTCATGGTCAGTGTCCATCCAGTATTCGGGCAGACCAAACACTTTTTCGACTTTTCTGGCCGCTGCGCTGCCGATCGACTTGCTGCCTGAAACCATTCGACTTACTAGCGATGGCGTCGAATACCCCAGCCTATCTGCGGCAATCGTTTGCTTTCCTTCGCAGTGATCTTCGATGGCCTGGGCGAAGTTTTCGGAACGGATTTGAGCGATCGGTTTCATGTCCGGAATTACGCCACGCTTAACCATTTTGGTAAATAAACCAATTAGGTCATCTTTTTGTCTTGCACTGTTACCGTATTGGTTATACGATTCGCTCATGGATACCACTTCTCCGGCTGATTTCAAGGGCTTCTATCGCTCGCTCGATATGGCGAGTCGGGAGCGCTTCGCGTCGATTGCCGATACGACGACCACATACATCGAAGTGCACTTGGTCTACGGTCGACGCATACCGCGCCCGAAGAGCATGGAAAAGATCTTCGATGCTTGCCAGCAGATGGGCGCCTCCTTTTCGAAGGCGGACCTGCTCGACTTCTTCTATGCCGGCCAGCATTCCGCCAATCAACAAGAACAGGCAACGGCATGAACACAACTTTATTCACTCCCGGTTTCATCGGCACCCAGCACGATTTGGGTCAGGTTGGCGTGCGATGAAACGCCCCGATTTGGTGGAAATGTTGGTTGATCTATTGCGCGGACCAGATGGGAAGCGAGCGGCCGATGCGCTTGGCCTGGAGTCATCTGAGGTGTCCCGGTTTATCAGTGGGCAACGCGGGCTGACTAAAGATCAGTTGAACAAGGCCATGGAACTCACCAATGCCGTGATCGTCACGCGGCGCTATCTCGATTCAGTTCTGACGCTTTCACAGGTCGGCATCTACTGCGAAATGGCGCGTTGTGGCAATGGCGAGTGCAGTCGTCGCTAGGAGCCGGGAATGAGCACGTCGAAACATGCCGTCCCAATTGTTGGCCGCGCAAATCGCATTGACCCATCGTGGCGGGTCGACGAAATCCGGGAGCGGTGCGCTCGCATCAAGAGATTCCCCATCCGCGATCTGCAAGCACAATTTGCGCGTGAAATTATCGAGTGCGCAAATGCGTACCTGAAAGAAATCGGGGCGGACGCTCAGTGACGATGGACGCATCTCCCCAGGTCGAAGACGGCTATACGCGAATCGCCAACGAGTTGCTGGAGGCGATGCTGTCTGCTGGTTTTACGTCGCGCCAGTGGACTATCGTTATGGCGATCGTTCGGAAAACCTATGGATTCAACAAGAAGGTCGACGACATTGGCCTTGGCCAACTCGTTTTGTTGACTGGAATGGATAAGTCAAACGTCAGCAAGACTGTCCGCGAGCTTGAGGCGATGAATGTTATTCATCGTGATATCGGCACGCATGGCCATGTACTTGGCGTGAACAAAGACTTTTCCAAGTGGAAAGGGGTTGTTAAAACAACCACAGTGGTCAATTCAACCACGGTGGTTAAAACAACCACTAGGGGTGGTCAAAATAACCACGAAGGGGTGGTTAAATTAACCACAAATGGGTGGTCAAAACAACCACCACAAAAGACAAACCCAAAAGAAAAGAAAAAGACAACTCCAAAAGACATGTCCGGCAAGTCGATCGCTGCCGACGTTCTGGCGAAGTTTGAACGCTTCTACGCTTCGTATCCGAAAAAGCAAAAGCGAGCCGAGGCAGAACGGGCTTTTGCGAAGCTCAACCCTGACGACGCTTTGCTGGAGACGATGCTGTCGGCCGTCGAGGAAGCGAAGGCGCATAACCGCGATTGGAAGCGTGACGGAGGCCAATTCATCCCATTGCCAGGCAGTTGGATCAACGGGGAGCGATGGACTGACGAGGCCAGTGCGACGGCGTACACCCAGGCTCAACGGCATGTCCTCGACTTGTACAACGATCTGATGCCTGACGATTGGTCGCGGGCCGCACTAGACCCTTACTCGGAAAATCGTGCTGCTGCGATAGACGAGTTCCTGACGTTCTCACCGGAGAAGCAACAGATGCCTGAACGGTACTTCGCCCACTGCGCGGCCAACCTTCATGCCGACCCGCGCTATGGGTTCGATTGGCTGATCAGCCGCAAGACTTTTATCCATGTCCGTGAGGGCGCGGTGAAGTTACGGGAGGCAGTCACAGCATGAGCCACGACGACATCCGCAACGCTATCCCGCAATCGATCGAGGCCGAGCAGTACGTCCTGGGCGCTTTGATGCTCAACAACGATGCTGTCGATCGCGTCGGAGCGCTGAAGGCCGAGCACTTTTTCCGTGGTTACCACCGTGCGATTTATTCCGAAATCACTGCGTTGCTGGGCGCTGGCGTCGGTGCTGACGTGCTGACGGTGTTCGAGCGGTTGCACGCGAAAGGGCAGGCGCAGGACTGCGGTGGCCTGCCGTACCTGAACTCCCTGGCCACCTCGGCACCGGGAATCGGGAACGTGGCCCGATACGCGGCGATCGTGATTGACCGATGGACCAAGAGAGCCTTTCTCGCAACGGCGTCGGAAATGCAAGAGGACGCGACGAATAGCCCGGATTCTGCTGCTGCATTGCTCGATAGGGCATCCGCGAAGCTTGAGGGCCTTGCACGCACTCAGGAGCGCAAGGAGGCCGTGAAACTGTCCGCTGCCCTGGCCGAGCACCTGAGCGTTATCGAGCGGCGTAGCGAGGGCAAGGAGCGTGTCATATCGACGGGCTTGGTTGACCTGGATCGAGCGCTGAATGGCGGATTCAGGCCGGGACAGAGCATTGTCCTGGCAGGCCGACCTGGGATGGGCAAGACATCGCTGGCGCTGAACATTGGTCTGAGCGTGTCCGAGTCGGGTCAATGCCTTTTCCTGTCACAAGAAATGCCAACGGCCGAAATCGTTGATCGTGCGACAGCGCAGCTTGGCCGCATCCCGCTCAGTAAGGTCATGAATGCGCCCCTGGACGATCAGGATTTCTGGCGGTCTGTGACGGTCGCGGCGCACAAGGTGACTGACCTGGGCTTGTTCATCGATGACCAAGGCTGCTTGACGCTGCTGGATGTGCGGAACAAAGCGCGGGCCATCAAGCGCAAGCATGGGTTGAATCTGCTGGTTGTTGACTACCTGCAACTGATGAGCGGCGATGGCAGCAATCGAAACGAGCAAATCGGGGCGATATCGCGTGGCATTAAAGCGCTTGCCAAGGAATTGGACATCGCAGTTTTGCTGCTGTCGCAACTAAATCGGAAAGTCGAAGATCGCTCTTCGCATATTCCGCAGCCGTCAGACCTGCGCGACTCGGGATCGATTGAGCAGGATGCCGACGTGATTCTTTTCATACATCGCGAAGAAGTGGCGAACCCGGATTGCGGCGATGAGTGGCGTGGTTTCGCGTTGGCCCGGATCGCAAAGAATCGCCACGGGAAAACGCAGGACGTTGGCTTGAATTACGCAGGCGAATGGACGGCTTTCCAAGACCGCATTGGTGCGTGGCCATCGCATCCGGCTGCGCCGACTCGATCACGAAGCAGGGGGTTTGAGGGATGACCGCCCCTAATAAAACGCGCGCGCACGCGCATTTGCCCGTCAGCCGTCTTGAGGAAACATTCGCTCTGCATTGCCGAGCATCTTCGCTTCCGGCGTTTGAGCGTGAGTTTGTCTTTGCCAGGCCTCGCCGGTTTCGGGCCGACTTCGCTTGGCCTGAGCGGATGGTGCTAGTCGAAATCGAGGGCGGCGTTTGGTCTGGCGGCAGGCATACGCGGGGAGCGGGATTCACGAGGGATTGCGAAAAGCAAAATCTGGCCGCTCTTCTCGGCTACAGAGTTTTTCGCTTCACGGGCGATCAAGTGCGCGACGGCACTGCGATCAAGACGATGTTGACTGTTTTCGCGGAGGTTGAAGCAGCATGAGCACGGTAACGGGAAAGGAAATTGATGCAGCTAGGATGGTTTCGCGTCGCAGGCTGAAGGTAAAAGTAATCGACAACGTGATGGCGGTGCTTGTATCCGCCAAAGCCCCTATGTCCGCCCTGCAGATCGCCAAGGCTGCCAAGTGCAGCCAATCTTCTGCGGCGCGCGAGATCAGGCTTTATCGTCTTGCGCAACGGGTTCTTGGTGGTCCGCGGATCAGGATGGCGAACATCCTTCCCACCCATAGCGATACGTTCCGGGGTAGCGGAACGCCTGTATACGAGTTGTCCGAACTGCCGGACGTCACTATCGAGCGAAGCAAACTGACTCAGCACATTGAGCGGTGGATGGAAGATGCGCATCGGCAAAAGGCTTTGAACGAGCATGAGGTCTTTCTGGCGACGCATTGTGCCGAGCTTTCCGCATTCAAAGGCAACCCTTTTGCGCTGCACTTCGTTTGGATGGGGGTGACGGCATGAGCGACAAGCAGACATTCATCCTCGCCCACCGCGCCGCGCGCCAGTCCGCAATGCGGGCGATTTCATATGCTCCGGACGGCTTTGTATGCGAAGTGAAGCCGAGAAAGAGATCAAACGATCAAAACGCACTGATGTGGGCACTTTTGACGGAGGTGTCAGAGCAGGTCGAATGGCACGGCCGGAAGTTGTCGCCGGAGTCATGGAAGTGCGTTTTCTCTGCCGCACTGAAAAAGCAAGACGTCGTGCCCGGCTTGAACGGCGATTTCGTTGTGCTAGGGCAATCCACCAGCCGCATGACCGTGCGCGAGTTGTCGGAACTGGTCGAATTGATCCAGGCGTTCGGCGCGGAGCAGGGCGTTAGCTTCACGGTACCGGCCGGCCAGGGATATGAAGAACTGGCGAGGCAATACGCATGATGTTCCCGAAACCGCAAACATACCGCGACGAGAAACTGCGCCGCGCTGTCGCCTCCTTGGCTTGCGTGAACTGCGGCCGCGACGGATGCACTCAGGCCGCACACACGAACCAGGGCAAGGGGATGGGTATCAAAGCAAGTGACGCCAGCCTGATGGCGCTTTGCTTCACGTGCCACGCCGATCTTGACCAGGGCGGCAGCATGACGAAAGGCGAGCGACGCGCCTTCGAACACGAGATGGTCGCAAAAACATATCAGGCGCTGATGGAGTCGGGGCGGCTGAAGGTGGCAGCTTGAGGCGCCGCGACTATGCAGATCCCGCGCTGATTTGCGAGAGGCGCGAGTCGGCAGGGTGCAAAGGGTGCCGACACGCATCAACGATTTTCGGGTTGCCCGCATGTGACGCGGGAAAGCGGCCGGGACGCCGGTGCAAGCAATATTCGGAGAGAAAGGCTATGACGTTGGAAGAGCGACTGGAAAATTGGGGCCGCGTCGTGCGCGATCCGCGATTCAAGGCGGGCACGTGCGCACTTTGGGCGCAGTGGTACGTCGCGATCCGCGATCATGGCAACAGCGAGCCGCCGGCACACATCACGCGCGACGAGCGCGACGCCTGGGATGTCGAACGGGCATGGGTCAAGATTTCGAACGAGGCGAACAAGACGGCGCTTAAAGCATGGTACGTCGAGAATCAGGGCGAGGATCAGTTGCGTGTCACGATGTATCGCAAGCATGGCGCCCGTGTGCGCCGGGATTTGGTCGGTTTCGTGATGCAAAATGCACATCGCGATATCAGCCGGGAGTTGATTCGACTGCTTCCCGTTGTTTCCGGAAGAAATTTTACTGAGGCGGCTTGTAAACATGGCGAAATTGTTCTATAGTCTTCGACAGATGACCGACTGCGGCCTTGTTGCCTGCCTTCCCGCTGCCAAATGGCGGCGGGGGCTCGCCCGAAACAAGCGTCTCAGTCGGTTTTATTTTTGAGATGAAATGCGCTTCTTCGGTGGCCCGGCAGACGGGAAAGAAATTCGAGTGCCGGAAGGTGTGATCGTTTTCCGCGTCGAGACGAACAACGAATTTGGCGATTCCCCGGAATACACGACATACCGGATTCACCGGCACGAGCGCGCCGATGGATCGCTGGTAGACGTGATGATCGTCGAGAATGTCTCGGACGAACACATCCGGCGCACGATGGGGTAAGCTAGGGCTTTCACGAAAGGCGATTGGACTGAATGATGCGCCGCCTGATCAACGGTAGCTATTCCAGCAGTCGCCCTCCGTGAAAGTGCCGAATCAACGGTGGTGGAAAAGCGTCGCTACGGCCACACGACTCCGCGTGTAGGTAGACATGCCTCTGATCACACTCTACGGCGCTTCCACTTTCACCTAACCCAGCCGGGTAAGTGCTGGGGCTCTGAGAGAAGTCGGCGTCCACTTCAAAAAGCTCATCTTTGTGGCGCGTGTTTTGGGAATGGGCGGACCCAGTGCCCACGGAAAGTGAGTCCCGACTTCTCTGAGAGTGAACGTAGAGATGCTCTGCGCGGATACATGCCGGTGAGATACGAAAGTTGAAAGCCGTAACCGTCACAGCCGGATAGCGCCGGCCACTCTCCCTGATTCAAAAAGCCTGTACACCAGGCCGTCTCGTCCACGACACGGAGATTAATGGAGTAGCAGCGATGCTTTACGCCAAGATGTTACCGGCCGACAAAGCCAGTTTCACGGATACAAATGATGGTCACGTCTTAGTATGTGGACACAAGATCGATTTTGCTTACGAAGATGGTAAGCCATATCTCCATGTGTTCCACGAGCGCGGAGAAAATCGATATCCGATCTCCGGTGACGTGTTCATTATGAGTGAATCGGGGAAAACGATTTCTCAGTTTTCTGCGTCAGGGTCTATCAATAAACGTGCGCCAGATGTAGGGCGTAAGCTGACGGAATCCCCCAAAGATTGGGTCGCTCAGATGTACGAGCGGCCAAAAGCCGCTGAATAAGCTCTGGCAAGAAAGCCCCGCAGGGAAACCTAGCGGGGCTTTTTCATTTAGGCAACGGATATTTCGAGTTCTTTGCCGAGTGCCTTTAGCGCATCGGCAATTGCATCGATCTTGGTTGTATGCGACAGATCGAGTACGCGCGTGATGACTTGCGGCGAAGTGCCGAGCCGGCGCGCGAGTTCGGATGAGCCGATCTTCTGGCTGACCATCTCGTTCAGCAGCAAGATTTTGGCTGAGACGCTGGCCGGTAGCGCGATCAATTCTTCGCCCTTGCGAGCGGCGGAAGGCGGCGGGACAGGGCGTTTATCGTCGAAGTAGAAGTCCATCGCGGTAAGAAGTGCGTCGGCGGCCATTGCGCGGGTCGCCTCAATGGTGTCATCGCCGGTCAGTGCTTCCGGGATATCACGGAACGATGCCATAAAGCCATCGCCGTCCGGCTCGATCAGTACGGGGTAACGCAACATAGTTTGCTCCAATGCTTTTGAAGATGGTGCGGGGATAGCCCCTTTCGGGGCCGCTCCTTTACAAGCCAAGCTGTTTCAAGATTTTCTTTCTCAGGCCCTCGCCCATTTCGTGGGAGGGGTGCCGGGGAAGAACCGTTTGTTTGCCGTTCAGGAAGACTTTCGTATGACCGCTACCTTCTTTGAAAGTCGCCCCCTGTTGGGCTAACCACCGTTTGAATTCGCTCTGTTTCACCATCTCCTCGTGTTGTTGACCATGAATCTAGTTTAAGCATTTATGTTTAATGATGCAATAACTATTTAAGCATTTTTGCGTAAATTTGCATGACCCCCGTTAAACGCCCTGCGTGACTTGTCCGTGGGGCGTTTCTTTTTATGCCAAGGCTCGGCCCGTTCATTCGGTCCGGGCCTTTTTGCTTTGTGCTGCGGATAGGCTGGCCGGCCGACAAACGCGTTTCCCTGGACGCGCTTCCGTGGCATTTATTCCAGGCTCCTTCAGGGAGAAGCCCCATGTTGAAAGAAATCGAGGCGTTGCAGTCTTTCGTGGTGGTTGACGGCGAGAAGCCTGTGACGGATTCCCGGCGCGTGGCACGCCATTACGGTAAGCGTCATTCCGATGTGTTGCGGTCGATCAGTGCAATGTTCGATAGCACGAAGGCGGAGATCGTCGATTTCGCAAAACGCAATTTTGCGCTTTGCTTTGAAAACAGTGAGTTACAGAACGGAAAGCCGTTGAAATTCTATCGCATGACGAAGGATGGATTCCTGGAGCTTGCTATGAGTTTCACCGGTGACGAAGCGCGTGTTTTAAGAATCCGCTTCATTGGCGCGTTCAATTCACTGGCAGATCTGCTTCGATCGGGGTTGTGGCGGCGCCGGCTAGAGGCCGAGGCTGCATACCTCGAAGGGAAAGGCCAGGCGAGCGTCGATGGTCGCGGCCTGCGCCGCTGGCGTGACGAAAAGCCTGTGCGGCTTCGCGTTATTGCTGAATTGGATGAGCAGATGCAATTTTGCCTGCCATTGAACTGACTACGCGTTGCACCGTAGCGCCACGTCGTGAGACGCGCATCCAGCATAGGAAATCCCCCGCCCGCCCGGTGAAAGCCGCGCGGGCTCTAATTTTTGGTGCCGCTGAGCGGCCAGGAAAGGCCATGAAATTGTTCAGTTGGCTCGAATCCCTTTTCAGGAAGAAGACGATGAGTGACGCAACAACGGGCGCAGCGGCGTCCGATTCGACGGTAAGCGCGGCTGCGCCTTCCGCCACGGCGACCCCGGCCACGGCAGCGACGACGGTAGACGCAGCGACGGCGGCGGCGAATCAAGCGGCG